CAGTAATATTACCAGATGCATTAATCGTTGCATCATTAGTTGCATTAGAGTGCTGAATTGTTGCTGCGTTGACTGTTGGAGCACTTAGTGCAGTTCCAACATTTACAACACCAGAGGTAACAATAGTTGTTGCTGTTGCGTCACCAAGTGCTGGAGTAACTAATGTAGGACTAGTAGCAAATACAGCAACACCAGAACCAGTCTCATCAGTAAGTGCAGCAGATAAGTTAGCAGAACTAAAAGAACCTAATGATGTTGTGGTATTAACTGATGTAATAGCACCAGTTAGATTTGGTATATTAGTTGTTGATGATGCTGTACCAGTCAGTGATGCTGTAATCGTTCCAGCACTAAAGTTACCACTTGCATCACGAGCAACTATAGCAGATGCAGTGTTTGCATTCGTTGCAGTTGTTGCACTATTGGATACTTTGAGTGCAGTAGAGATAGTATCAAGTTTAGTATCAACAATAGCAGCATTAGCATTGATATCGGCATTAACGATTACACCAGCAGCAATGGATGTAACAGTATTTACAGAAGTTATATCACCAGTTAGATTTGGTATATTAGTTGTTGATGATGCAGTACCAGTTACATTACCAACAAAACCTGAAGTGGCAGTAATAATACCTGATGCATTAATATTGGTTGCAACTAATGAAGTAACTGTGGAAACTCCAGAAGAGTTTATATTACCTGTTACATTACCAGTAAGGTTTCCTGAAAAACCATTAGTAGCAGTAATAATACCAGCAATAACAACATTATCTGGAAGTCCAATCTGAACCTGATTATTTGTGACTGCTGTTTCAATCTCATTTGCAGTCCCAGCAAATGTGAGAGTTTCACCGGTATTAAAGGTATCTGTTCCTGTTCCACCAGCAATCGTAAAACTTGATGCTGCTGATGAGGAGAATGAAAGTGTACCACTCCCGTTTGTGGTAAGAATCTGTCCGTTTGTTCCATCAGCACTGGGAAGTGTAAAGGTTGTAATACCTGCTAGAGTATCTGCTGCCTTTAAGGTAATATACTGCGTACCGTTAGAAGTTCCTTCTACAAAGTTTACACCACTTCCCGTGGATGCAGTATTTTTTGTCCAATAACGGTGTGAACCAAAAAACTTATTGTTTGATGTAGTACTATCAATACCTACATAGAGGTCATACGAATCAGTTGTAAATCCAGGTTCACCAGCCCTAAGTCCAGGGAGATTAGCAAGAAGACCTCTCTTAAACTGTAAAGTTGGAGATGGCATCTTTTTATACTATTTTTTTTATTATTTATAAAGTATTAGAATCCACCAGCATCCACATCAATCTTATCGTCCAGAGCAACATCCAGTTGGTCTACAAACTCTTGAGGAAGTTGAGCATCCTCGGCAGCAGATTGTAAAACTTGGTCTGCAGGAACTAAAGTATATTTTTGAAGTGATGCATCATATGTCAGAACATAGTTATCACTTGCGGGAAGATTTGAGACTGCAACGTCTGCTAAATCTGAAAGAAATTCTGCCACAACTGTTTTCTCCTGACTGATTGTAAAACTATTACCAGAACTCAATTTCACACTATGAGCACTTGCCTCACTGTTTTGAGATACCTTAAAATCTGCCATGAGTAAGGTAAGAAATTTTAAGTATTTATGTTGAGATACCTGCAGTCACTAGAGCCATTCCTTCAATCACTCTGGTTTTAGTTCCAGAATTGTTTGTGACTAAGATATCATAAAAATATCTTCCAGGAGTGATTGTGGAAGTAACTTCATCCGACATTGCAAGAGCAATCACACCTGTTGCAACAGTAATCGTGGTTGAGAAAGAATAAGAAGTCGTAGATTCTGGAAACTTTTTGATTTTTGCAACTGCACTTGCACCTGATAATGAGTATACAGAACCATTTGCATTTGTAATCGTAAATGAAGATGCAAAATCCGCACCCTGTTCAATTGTAATATTGACTGCTGGAACTGCCATTGTGGTTTTTTAGATATTTAGTTCTCAAAAGAAGTTAAAGTTTACATTTATTCTACACTTATCATCAGTACAAGTAGTGCTGTGATGAGGTACTGATGCATCAAAGATTAACAAACGATTTTCTATGGATTTGATTTCTATTGTGTCTTCTAATACGGTAAGACCATTATTAGTATTCAGGTAAAAGATTGCACCACGATGAGAGAACTCATAGTCTGTATGATTATCGTGATGTACTATAGTTTCTGTAGATGGATATAGATTTCCTTTGATTCTCATCATTGCTCTACACTCTAAAAGGTTGAGAATAGGTGCAAAGATTTGTGCTTGTGGTTCTGTATGAAATCCACTCCAGAACTCGTGAGTAAAGTAATAAGATGCTGGAATGGGTAGATTTTCTTTTTCGTTTGTGACGACTGGTGTGAGATTCCAAGGGAAACTTGGATTTAACATAAAGTTCTTAATGTTCTCAAACTCTTCTTGTGGGAGAGCATTGTCTATAATCTTATGCATAGTTGATATTAATCACACAACGAGGGCTATCTGTTGATGTTACTGAATGATGTTCTATAGACCCATCAAAAAGTAACATACGATTTTCTACACATTCTACTTCAGTAGTGTCCTTAAGTACAGTAAAACCATTAGAGGTTGTTACATAAAATAATGCAACTCTATGAGGTACTTTTCTATCTGTATGAAACTCGTGATAAATGTGAGTTTCTGTGGGAACTAAAATATTTGCACGAATATCAAAGAGTTTTTGAGTCTTCAGTTTATTCAATATTGGTTTGACTATTGGATAGTACCTATCAAACTTAAGTCCATTATCTGTTGAGTATAATGGATGTACATAAATCCAATCGTGCTCCTCATAACCAGTTGGACCTATCTCTGGATTTCTTACAATACCCTTTTGATAAGTCCAGGAAAAGTTATTTGGATTGTTTAAGTCTTCTGGAAAAAATGTAGAGGTAATAACATCAAAATCTTCTTTCTCAAGAAAATCATCTATAATCTCATAAGTCATAAAATCATTCTAATGTATAAATCGCAAACATTCCACTTTGAGTAAATGCTGTTTGTATTTCTGCAAGTTCTTCTTCATTAAATGTAATACCAGAAATAATATCAGTAAGTACTTCTTGGATTTTTATAATATTTGCTTGACCTCTTTTTGCATCACTCATCAGTTCAATTAACTCTGTTGCAAGAGTATTTGCAAGAAGTGATTGAGATGCTGCTGTTTTGATTTTAATATATGCATTCGTATTTAAAAGTTTGTCCCAGAACTGTTGATACTGAACTCTTCTCTGTTTTTCATATTCTGTTATTTCAGTTGCATCATACTCACGAGTTTCTGTATTCCACTGATGGTCGTGAGTAAAGTAACTAGTTCCTGAAAATGGCATTTGGATTGGTCCTTTCCAACCAAGTGCATTTAATTCTGCATCTGTAAGATCAGGAAGGTCAGTTCTTATTTCTTCTCCAGGAGCAGGTCTCCACAAATCAGGGATTGTTTGTGGGTCATTTCCATTTGGAGGACTATATCTTCCTCTTGCTTCTGTTGCAGCAAGGTCTACGTAAGCCATATGACTTCTATAAGTTCCTTTTCTTTATTTATGAACCTTTATTTCCTGATAGGATGACTTATACTTCTCATTGACTTCTTTTTTGATGCTTGCTCTTAAGTCATTTGTTTTATAAACACTTCTTGCAAGTTCTATAAAAGTTGCACCAAAGTCTTGTGATTTCTCAAGAACTCTTAAGTCATCTTCTATTTTCCAGAGTTTGCGATTGATTGAGAGTAGTTTTGCAAGATAAGAATCATCATAGACTTGATGTCCCTTTGCGATTGATATCAGGTCTTGGAGTTCTTTTGTTACATAAGAGTTGTCTGTGTATTGAGATTTGATTGAGAGTATAGAAATCTTATCTAATAGTTCTCCTATAGAGATTGGTATTTGTATTTCATCCATAGTTAATGTTCTTTGGTTTTTCTATAATGATTTGTGGTTTCTTATCTCCTTCTATGTTTCTTATAATGTCTTGATATGCACTTTCTATTTCTTTCTGTGTAAAATCAATTCGTGGTTCATTGAGTCTGGAAGACATATGTGCCTGGAAACCTGATATTCTCATTGAGTCTGGATAAAACTCCACATCTCTCTCAATAATATGAAACCCATCATAAGTCACATTCATACTATGAGTTCCTGCAATCATCACTGATGCCTTCTTATTCAGTGCCTTACATATGTGTTGACCACAACTATCGCAACCCACAAAATAATCAGCAGCACCAATGATTGCTGCCCATTCTCTTAAGTTAGGGTCAGGGTCTGGTTTGTAAGTTTTGAGATTATAAAACTCCTTTGCTCCCATAAAGATTAGATTATAATCCTTTGAGAGTTCTTTAACAAAATAGTTTAACATTGGTTCTGGAATAGACCTCAAACTATCATCAAAAATACCAGATGCGTGTGGAGTTGCAGTAGAACCATAAGGTTGTAATACAATCGTCTTTGATTTCTTATGTTTATTTCTTGCTTCTTCTATGATTTCATATGCTCTTCTTTTTTCCTGAAATGAAATATTCAGTTGCATTGGAGGAAGGTCACTATGGTCTATGGAATCATTGATTTCTACATCAAATGCTTCTCTTAATGAAATCTCATTACGATAATATGCAGGAACACGATAAGGTTCTGGTGAGAGCACTTGGTCTGCTTTCCAGAATAAATCAAATGAACCTCGGGCATCAGGATTAAAGGTTCTTTCCTGAAGTTCTGGAATGCCCCAAGTAATAAAATCCCACCCCGGAATCATTATATACCATTCTTCGTCTGGATGATTTTTAGAATATTTGAGTAGTGCTGGGATTGCAGTGATGATTCTTCCAAATCCACCATCTAATGTAATGATTGTCGTCATTTGTATTTCAGTGATATTGATTGTTTTTGTTTTTTAACATAAGTCTCATTTACAACCTTCTTCCAATCTATGATGGGGCTGATATGATTTTCATCACAGTGAGTACTCCAAACAGGCATAGGAGAAATCAAATATCTCCCTTGCTTCTGTAGTTCCCAAAACTTATCATAATCTTTTGAGAAATGAAATCCTTCCATTTCCTTTACACCATTAATAGAATGTTTTTGATGCACCTCCAAGTCCTCCATAAGAGTCTTATATTTACAGGCAAAGGTATTAGTTGTTGCCGGTACTGCTCTCCAATGAGAACTTGGTGTTGTAAAGATTTCACATAAGTATCCCTTTGCAATAAAAAAATCAAAGTCATAAAGAGTAAGATAATGAGAATTAATCGTAAATCCTTCTAACATTATATTACTCCACCCTGAACGATGTAGATAATCATCCTCTAATAGATAAATGATTTGTTCGTCCTCAAAGTTTCGTGACTGAATAATATCCAATGTTGTTAAAAAACTATCACATTCACTCCCACACTTAATGATTTCTACATTCTTTTTTTTTGCAAGAAAGGTCTTATCAATACTACCATAAAACTCATCATAAACAATCGTATAGTTTATCAAGTCTGGATTGAGAGTATTCTTAAAGTTCTCAAAGACTTTAATCTTATTAAACCAAGAAGGTCTTATTCTATCTGGTAGTTCTTGTATTTTTGAGTAGTAGCAGTGTCTTATAAAGACCTCTATTGGTTTTTTCATTGGTACTTCATTTTATTTTTTTTAGTTTTATCTATCTTATTAGTTCTCCACTGAATCGTGACTCTTTTTTTGATTGTTCCTGGAACAATACAAGTTACGCAATGAGTATTATGAGGGTCTGCTTCTGTTGCAGAGTTCACAACCATAGAGTTATAAGTTGGTTCTATACCTTTGATTTCTTTTGTTCGACTCTCTTTATATAAGAATACTCCACCATCATCACTATCCCATTCTTCATTTAAGTATATTGTACCATTATAAGGGTAACATTCATCTGGGTGCCAGGTGATATAAGAACCACCACCCCAGACATAAATGGAAGGAACAAAGATTAACTCTTCTTTATCAAAATTAACATCAAGTGCAGTTTCTATACTACTCTTGATTTCTTTTTCTAAAGTCTTATTTGATATTCTGTGAGTAAGTGTATTGGATGATATGAGACTTAAGTTTTGGTCCCATCCAATACTTGACCCCCATACATCTGCACCCATTATAGACTTAAAGTATTCCATCACATTTTTAATCAGTTGTTCATCTAAAACATTATTATAAGTTCTTATCATATTAACTAGATTTTAATATTATTCTTCATTTTGACTTAAAAGTTCACTTCCCATTTGTGCGATTTCATCCCAACTCATTTTTCCAATCTCATCGTATCCCACTTTCTCCAATACTTTAATATAACCTCTTGGAACCACTTCAGTAGAAAAATAATACTCAAGTTCTTCATAAAGTGGGTTATCAGTATCTAGTCTTATTTGCAATGCTTTTAGAACTTTCTTTACGTCTTTGACTGTTTTAAGTCTTTCAGTACAAAGTTCAAATCTTCTTACAGGTTTTTCAGTCATAAGTCACTCCAAATGATTTGAGTTTTGAGTATTTATCCCACCACTTCAGGTGGTCTATATGAGGGTCTCTTTGCTTCTCAAACTGAATATGAAGAGCAAGAGAAGGCACAGGATTTACACGAGTCACATAATGTTCCCAGATATTTGAGATGGTATTTCCTTCGTGAACCAGTTCTATTTCATCTATTCCATTCCAAGGAGTGTATTGAGATGCAAGTTTCTCAAAGACTTCCCAATGGTCACGAAATACTTTGGGTGTCGTCATCATCGTGAAAGTCGTCCATATTCCTTCTTTCCAGTGTCTTGTTGGTGTTCTAAACAATCTTCCAGGTATTATAAAGGTATACTCATAGTCTTCTCTATTATCAAAGGGAAACAAACAAAGTTCTTTTTGTAGATGATAATAAGACTTTAAGTAACCATAAGTAAATAACATTTCTTGGATTGCTTCTGTACAATGAAGGTAATCATCTTCTACAGAATATACTAAATCAGCAGTGGAGTTTTTGCAATACTCAAACTGCTTAAGTCCACTATGATGAAATCCTTTTACTTCTAAACCTATAAGTTGATATGGGTGCTTTGAGTGAGAGAAGATTTTATTTACTTTTGAGATACAATCAGCAGTGCAGTGGTCATTGAGAACAACAAAAGAAATCTCTGCATTTGTGACTACATTTGCAGAGTTAATCAATGAAGTTAAGCAACCAAGTATCAGGTCTTTTTTAGGAATATCAATATACCTTGGTTTGTCTCCGTGAATATTTTGACCATCGTGTATTCTTAAGACGATTTCCAGTTTCATTGATAACTAAAAGATTTGATGTTAAAAATATGATTCATTTCTGGTAGAGTTATACCAAAACCATAAACCCACAAAATTCTTGGAATATCACCAGATATTTCTGTGACTCCATGTTCTAAATGAGAAGTAATATACATTAACATATCATTTTTCTCAAACTGATAAGGAATCTCCTCAACATATGTAATACCACCAAACTCTGGATTTTGAGTCACAAAGTTGCAGTGTAGTGTATAAGTGTTCTCAAAATATATTGGGTCAGTATGTTTACAGCAACTTCCTGGAGGAAATGCAATAGTAGTACATATTCCATCTGTAAAAGAAGGCCATGGAGCAATGGTATTATCTTTTATTTTTAAGTAATCCAGTAATCTTTTTTGTATATCATAAACTTCTTTTGGATACTGAACTTTATAATCCTGATACTCTTTACATCTACCATAAGAATGTCTTGTTGTAAACCTTGTTTGAGATTCATCATTATTCATTCCTGGGTTCATAAAATATGGTTCGTTATAGTGACTCAAAGTCCATTGATTTAGTTCATCAATCTCATTATCAGTAATAAAGTTTTTAACTACTTTGACCAGTTTTTTCTTGTTCATTTATTGATAAGAGAATAGTTGCTTTGTATCTTTGATATATGAAAAGTTTTGATAATCAATATCATATATTTGATAGAGTAGATTTTTAGATTTCTTTGTAAGTTCTATTATCTTCTCATCTTTTATTTTAGAAGAGTTTAGTTTTTCTATTTTATCAATACCAATCTTTTGCAAGTCTTCTAATAGGTTTTCATATCTTACATAATAATCTATTTCTCTTTCTCCATTTTCATTTGAGATAATAAAAGTCTGTGGAGAAATCCAACGATTAAACTTTTCTGGATTTTTGTAAAGATAAGAAATATACTCATTAATATTCATTTCATTGCAAAGTTCATAGTGATGATGTTTTTCAAGACCTTCTTCACCAGTTGCAGAGAACCATCCACTTTCATCCATTCTTGCAAACTTATATGCAGAGATAAACCTATCTATTGGTTCACGAACAACAGTAAACTTCTTATACTCATTCCAATAATCACCATAGTGTTCTTTATATTCTTTTATGGTTTTATCCATATACATATTCTCAACTCCCATTGCCTTGATAATAGAAGTTCCTGCATTTTTGGGAATGTGAATGAATATGAGTTTTTTTTCGTGATTGATGGTCATTTCATTGATAAGAAATATAAGTTGATTTAGATGCTCTTTTAAGTGGTAGGTTTTCTAAACTTGTAAGTAAATCAATCCAGTCTTGAGTTCTTCTTTCCCAGTTAAACAAATAATCTACATATTCTTTTTGTTTTTTTAGATGTTCTTGAGTTTCTTTTGTATTTACAATGTCTATTGCTTTTTTTAGTTCTTGATAACACCTTTCTTCGTGTGAAATAATCTTTTCGTGATAAGGATACATCATCGTCCAGCTTGATGCAGTTTCAGGAAGACAACCAAAATTTGGATGAACACATAATAATCCAGCACTCATTGCTTCTAATAAAGAAAGGCAGAAAGTTTCTACCATAACATTTGGATAAGCAAAAATATGAGAAGATGCTAATGATTTTTTGAGTTCATCATTTGGTAAGTATCCAATGTTTTTAATTTTGGGATGTCTTTCTAGTCTTTGATATAAATCACTTTTTGTATAATCACTTTCCTGGGCATTCATATTATAAATCTTCCAAGAAGAATGAACCTTAAGTTCTATATTATCATATTCTTCGCATAGTTTTTCAAATACATCCACCAATAATGAAAGACCTCTTTGTGGATTTGAGTGATGAACCATTACAATCTTATCTGTTGGTTTCTCACGAAGTTCTATTGGGTCTAGTGCGTGTTTCATTACCACACAATGATTTCTTGGAATATCATAGGTTTTTATCCAGTTTTCCATTTGATGATGAGAGATAAAAATAATCTTATGAAACTTATTCCAACCACCATTTGCAAGAGGTTTTGTATCAATATTTCCAAGAGAATGTGAAAGTTGTTCATTTTGTTCAGTATCCAAATGAGACCAATAAAGTCTTATTTTATTATTATCCAGTTTTCCTATTCTGTCCGTAATGATTTGAAACTTACTTAAAAGTTCTGGTGGTAATCTTTCTTGTAGACCATATTTTATAATCTCTGTTCCACCTATAGATTTTTTACTAAACTCATCAAATTCAATCGTCATAGTTATTCCTCAATCCATCGTCTTAATGGTGCCCAGTATCCTTCTATACCCATTCTATGAATATTATGTACCAGTTTCTTATTTAAGTATTGATAAAGTAGATGTTCTATGTCTGCTTGTTTTTTTGTTGTGGATGCATAGATAATGTCTTGTTTCATTTTATCATAAGTCTCTATCATTACAGAGAGCAAACTGAAATCAAAACTCCAACAACGAGTCATATACTGAAACATACTTGCCTTTACATCAAAGTTATATAAGTTTTGACTCTTATATGGAGGTAATATTACAACCTTATCTTTTGCACTTTGATGTTTAGAATCATTAAACTTGGAGTTTAGTTTATATCTTCCACTGATTTTAAAGATTCTCTCATAAGAACCTGTAATGTTTTTTAGGTAATCACTAAACATCATTATTTCTAACATTGACTTGATAATAATATCAGGCTCAAGGTCTATATTTTTTTGTAAGTACTCACCAAGATGATATTGGATTTCTTCATTTTTTGTATAATCAATCAACTTACAATCAAATAGGTTCTTATCCACACTCTTCTCACCACAATCAATGATAACCATAGAAGAACCAGGAGCATAAGTCTCAATGGACTTTATGGTTTCTCTTGTTTGTGCAATGCGTTCTTCTGTGGAACACTTACCATAAGAAGTGTGTATTGCAGAAGTTATAATAAAGTGAGAGGTCATTTATACTCAATAAACTTCTTATCTAACTTCTCAATAATATCCACATCAATTTTGTGTCCTTCTTTCCAGAACTCCATATTCATTTCATTATATTTTTGAACGATTTCTGGTGGAAGAATACATTTTGGAGGATTATACTCTACTTTTCTCTTGACTGTATGAAGGTCTTTTAGATTACAGGACTTATCAAAAACCTCATTTGAGTATTCTACATTCTCAAAATCGTGAGAATAATAAGGTCTTTCCAGAAACTCATAGACCTTTCTCATAGTCTTCTCTGGAGTTTTACATAGGTTCTCATAATCAATCAACATAATCATTTCTGGGTTCATTGCATAACCTTCCTGAAGCAACATCCAAGGACCTGCAACAATACCACCGTTTTTATCCATCATACCATCACAACGAGCAAATACATTATCTTTATGTGCTGTAAGAGTCGTAGTATGAAATGGATTTTTAGATGCAATCAATTCAAAGGAGTTAAGAATAGAAACTATGTCTCTTACAGGACATAAGATTTTAGTATATGGAAAAAGTGCTTTGAGAAATGGTGTTTTTTTAGTCCATCCACGAGAACTATCAAAGATGACTGGTTTTTCTATGTTCTTATAGTATCCATCAAAAACCCCATACATTAGATTTTTTCTTTGGTCTTCTGTGATATTAAGATTATTTTCACCACTTGTAATCACATCAATAGAAGTTCCTGTAAGTCCTTGTACTGGTGATGCAATATCAGCATAGAAGTCTGGATTTTGTTTGAGAATACCAGAAAGTAATGTAGAACCAGACCTTGGAAGTCCTGATATAAAGTAGTAGGATTTCATAAAGAATCAGGTTTCTTCAGTCTGTGGTGAATACGCAATCGTACCTTTAGGAAGTGCGATTAAATTAAATGAGATTGAGATGCGTTCTTCATCGTGATTATTGGTTTCTACTGAATGTGGTAAGTAAGAAGGAAAGAGAATAATATTACCTTCTACTGGTTCTATACGAATACTTTCTCCGGTGAACTGGTTCTTTTGTGATGTAAGAGCACAACCATTCCACATTTTATTGATTGCAGGATTTTGGAGTACTAACTTTCCACTTTCTTCTGGTGCTTGGAGATAGAATACTCCAGAGAATACATCTCCGTGTACGTGCTCACTATTCATACATTGACGAGTATCATTGATATTCAACCAGGCAGATGTAAGTGCAATATCACAATCCACAAAGTCTAAATCTGCAACTTCCTTAAATCCCAACTGGCAGAGATACTCAAAGAGTGGACGAAGTTCTTCTACTCCTTGGAGTGTTTCTGGAGAATGATATCCGGAAATATTTGATTTTTGTGCTGAAGGATTTTGTTCCTTATAAGTTCTTGCTGTATTCAGGAAGATTTCTTTGTGTTCATCAAACTCTGGATATTCACTGGTCCAGAGAGGAACTGAATAAATGGGCATTAAGTTCATAGTGATTTCAGTGCAAGTTTCTCATATTTTATCATATTTAGATGGTTTCGTAAAGCAATAGATTTTCTCAAGTTGTAGCAGTTTATGTGTCTCATCATACCATAATAAGAGTTAATAGATTGTGATTTTATTGCAAACTTTGCTCTTTGTTTTGTTGCGTTTCTTATATAGATTGAGAATGGTTTGATGATATATCCACAAAAGTTCCTACCATATTCTAACTTATTGTGAGTTGTTTTGTGTAAGTTGAGTTTCATATTGAGAGTTTCCAGATAATCATTGACTTTTTGTATAATCACTGAAATCTTTTGGTCTTTATGTACTATAAACAATAAGTCATCCATATAACGAAAGTAATGTTCAGCAATCTCATTCTTACAATACCAATCAAAGTTATTGAGGTAATGATTTGCAAAGATTTGGGATGTAAGATTTCCAATGGGTAGTCCACCACTCTTACCAAACAATGACTTTCTTTTTAATATTAGTTTTCTTAATTTTGGAGGGCCCTTATAATAATAGTTGTCTATTGGATTTTGATTAATGAAGAGTTCTAAAAGTTTAATAGTAGTTTCATTATTTACTTTAGGGTATAAGTCTTTTTTAATCTGGTTCTTATCAATGGAAACAAAGAAGTTTGCTATATCTACGTGAAGAATACGATAATCTTCTTTATGTTTCCATAGATTTCTTAAGGATTTTTGTACGTCTTTTGCACACTGAAGAGTTCCACGATTTCTTAAGCAAGCATAAGTTGTTGGGATATAATCTTTCTCAATATAATTTGTGCGATTATATATTATGTGGTGAACTATTCTGTCCTTAAACTCTGCTGCCCAAACTTCTCTTGGTTTTGGTTTGGTAATAATAAAGAATAAATGAGAACTTGGAGTAAATGTTTCGTTCTTAAGTTCTTCATATAAGTTCCAGAGATTGTTCTCTAAATGAAACTCAAAGTTTAGTTGTTGACTTGTATTTCTTTTGTTTTTTCTGCAGTCATAATAGGCACTTATAACTTCCTCAAATGTGATGTCGTTCACAACCTTCCACTCCTGAAGGCACGAACACAGTTAGTATTCGTCTTATTGTTGTTGTTCGCATTACCATTATTAAAGTTCACGTTGCAAGCGTTAGTAGCATTGTCCTCTGTACTACTCCAGTAGTTAGTGGAGGAGTAAGGAACCTGACTTCTATTCACAAGTCTTTCTTTTAGGGAAAGAGTGTTTTAGAGTAAATCTAAAACTTATACCTTCATAAGGCATAGAAATCGCGTGGAACGAGTACACTGCTATTTCGTAAAGAAATAACATTCTGCTCATTATGAACGACACATTATTTAGTACTTGATTTAAACCATCCTGATGCTTGTTTGACGCAAGGAACACTTCTCTCAATATAAAGTCCATATTGTTTTTCAGTTACTATATTCATATCTTTGGATATTCTTATAAGATAAGAAAGAAAATCAAGAGATGCAATAAGATTATCCAGGTCTTCTTGTTTGTTTTTATGTCTTGATGCTTTGTAGATTAAATCTATACAATCAAGAGCAGTGTTTTGTATTCTGGTTCCTAATGTATACTTATAGTCTCTTGGGAACTGCTTAACTATTATGAAGACACGTTTAATCAGTTCACTTGCGTCTTTATATATTTGGAGGTTTTCTACCATAATGTCTCTTATAAAAAAAATGAGTACAAAATACAAGTATCAAAGTACAAGTATCAATAAGTCACACACCTGAAGGCACGAACACAGAAAGAATGCGTCCTATCGTTGCGGTCCGCATTACCATTACCAAAGTGCACGGTGCAAGCGTTAGGAGCATTGCCCTCTGTACTACTCCAGTAGATACGGGAGGAGTAACAAGGCCCTGGACCCCAGAAGGACCTACAGCAGTATCCTGGGTTTTGTAGTTGTGACAATGTTGGTACAAACCATCCGGTGCATCCAGAGCATCTTTGAGCAAGTGTATTAGCATCTTCTCTTAAGTACCAGTTTCTACTGACTTCTGCACTATAAGGACTTACAACCCACCGAATAGAACCTGCTAATTGTTTACATATAAGAAATCCACCTTCATATGAAGAACCAAGAGGAATAGAATATAAGAAATTTCTATAAGTACCTGACTGATTTATACAACCATTGTTGATATCTCTATAAGTACCCGACAGATTAACGCACAGCGTTAGGACATTTCTATATGTACCTGACTGATTAATACATAAAGGCATGATTATACCTCAAAGTAAACTTCTGGTCTAATCGGCCATAGTGTATCATTTCCAGGATCAAGATTAAACTCTAAAATATTCTCAATAGTTTCTGGGAAATCACGAAGTGCTTGTCTATATGCAGTAACTTCTGTAGATACAACTAGATTTTCTTCCATTGCTCTTACAATAACCCAATCAGTTTGTTGTAAACGCTGGTCTCTTACCATTCTAAATCTTTTCTACTTTTGTTCTGTATATTCAACAACTTCTTCTTCAGTAAAATCAGTAAGTGTATAAGTAACCTTTATTGTTTTTCCACCTTCTTGTTCTTCCCAATCTACTATTTCATTTCTTGTTTTATGTTTTAAGTCAGTATCAAGAATCACTGGACCTTCATCATCAATTATAAGTTTCCAACCCTCATTTTGAAATAAATACTCATCATCAACATTTGCAACATTTTCTGCATATGTCCATTCAGGGTGTCTTTTTTCTTCACCTTTTGGAGTTAGATAATTTTTTTCTTTTTGTGTTGCTTGATATTCTTTTGTTGGTTCTGGAAGAACTTCAGGCATCCAATAAGTTTTTCCATTTTCAGTAATTCTAGGCATTTTATTTCTCCTGTGTTTTATTTATGATTAATAGATGTAAAAGATATCACCATTTGACCCACCAGAAGCAGTTCCACCAGATTGAATGGTTCTTGCACCATGACCATTAGAATATGCACCGGTTGATGGATTGACCTCAATATTAGCACTACCATTAAAAGAAGTATTGTTAATATTTCTTGCTGTAGCAAGTGTTGCAGCACTACCAGATGCATTACCAGTTAATGATGCAGTAATCGTACCAGCACTAAAGTTACCAGAAGCATCACGAGCAACTATAGCAGATGCAGTGTTAGCATTCGTTGCAGTCGTAGCACTATTAGATACTTTACCTGCAGTACTTATAGTTGCTAATTTAGTATCAGCAATAGCAGCAGATGCATTAATATCAGCATCAACGATTACTCCAGCAGCAATAGAAGTTGCATTACCTGTAGAAGTTATATCACCAGTTAAGTTTGCATTAGTAGTTACATTAGATGCAGTACCAGTTAGTGCCCCAACAAATGTAGTTGCAGATAATGTTCCAGTAGAAGGATTAAAGGTAAGTTTTGTGGTTGATACTTTAGATGATGTAATAGTTCCAGTAGTTGTTTGAGTCAGTACTGGATAGAAAGTACCATTAGTACTTGTATCATCAGCAACAGTAGAACCAGCACCAGTCAGTCCAGCACCACTACCTACAAAGTTAGTGGCATTAATAGTTGTTGCAGTAATTATTCCTACGTTTTGTATATTCCTACTGTCATCAATAACAGTAGTTCCTGAAATTTTAATTGCCATTTTCGTTATAAACTAGGCTTTTTATTATTTAGTGTTCTTAAATTCTTCTACTTCTTTTTTGAGTTCTTTGATTGCTTCTATCAATACTCCAATAATACCATTATAGTTCACTGATTTGACTTCACCTTGTTTTACGAGTTCTGGTAATACTGCTTCCAGTTCTTGTGCAATCACACCATAAGAACTTCTACCAGTTTCTTTCCAATCAAATGATACTCCACGAAGTTGTTCTGTGATTTCCAATGCATTTCCTACTGTGTGAATATTCTCTTTGAGATTGATATCACTAGTAGAATTAAAATCAACTGCAGTCATAGCCCCTGTAGAAGGGTTATAAGTCAGTTTAGAGGTAGAAATACCTGATGCAGTAATAGTTCCTGATGTGGTTGCAGTAAAGAGTGGGAAGAACTCTTGATTTGTTGTAGTATCATTGAATACTGTGGAACCAGCACCAGTTAATCCACTACCATTACCAACGAAAGAAGTTGCTGTGATTACTCCAGTAACATTAATACCTGATGCATTTGCAGTAATACCAGTACCAACATTAAGAGTTGTTAATGTAGAAACTCCACTAATGGACATACCAATAGTAGACGTATTTCCAACATTTAAAACATGTTGTAATGTTGGATTTCCAGCAAGACCTATTAGATTAGAACCATCACCAAAGTAAGTAACAACACCAGAAGTTGCAGTAATAATACCAGAGACAATCTTAACAGTACCAATCGTTGCTGCAGTACCTGTGAGATTGGTAATCGTCCCATTGGTACTATTGAAGGTCGTAATCGTCCCTGCAGTACCTGTGAGGTTGGTAATGGTTCCATTGGTACTATTGAAGGTCGTAATCGTCCCTGCAGTACCTGTTAGATTGGTAATAGTTCCACTGGTACTATTCAGTGT